TTAATACAATTACCTTTTTACCTTGTTCAATACATCTGTCAATAATTTCACAAGTGTATGGTATTTTTTCATATGAAATTAATTGACGAACTTTCATCAAACGATTCAAAGTAACAGATAATGTTTCTTTATCTTTATTATCATTACTAATACGGGTGAAATCATCCATTTCTTCTTCGTACATTCTACTATTCAATTCAACAAATATGGGAGTTACAATTTTTTCAGGTAAATCAAGAATATCGGTTTTCATCCTACGAAGAACATATGATTTAGTTCTTTCACGAAGTTCATCCAAATTACTTGCACCACTTGTATTCCATACTTTACGATTACCAACTCTAAATTGATATCCTGCACAGTATCTTCTTACATAAGATTGCCAATTTAAAGTTAATGGAGAGTCTACTATTTTTAATAAATTAAAATAATTTATTGGTCGAGAAGTCATTGGGGTACCGGTCAATAACCAAACTTTTGGAATCGTATCTAATACATCATTTAATAATCTCGTTCTATTTGCGGTTGTGTTTGAAATATAATGTGCCTCATCTACAATTGCTAAATCAAAGTTTGTGTTAACCAATAATTTATAGTCGTCACTATCTTCGCTTTTATCTGTGGTGTGATAATTCTTAATGATGTCATAATTTATAATATAAAAATCAAATGTGTGTCCCCATTTACGACCTTCAACAATTAAAATTTTTCTATCACTATAATTTTTAATTTCCCTCTCCCAATTTATTTTTAAAGACGCAGGACAAACAATAAGAACTTTTCTCGCACCACTTTCTAATGATGCAATAACGGCTGATGTGGTTTTACCTAAACCCATATCATCGGCAAGAATAAATTTATCATTTGCCAATAATTTTTCGATTGCAATCTTTTGGTGGTCCATAGGTGGACGAACACCGTATTTTGAATAATCAATAATACGATTTAATTTTTTCTCCTCTTGAATAATTGCGGCCTTAGGTAACCAAAACGCATTTAATTGTTCTGAATCAAGAATTTTACCCCAAATATGGTATGCTTTATCAGATTCACATAATAACTTCTCACACCAAATTTGTTCAGGAGGTTTCGGTAAAAGTTTATCCTCCATTATCTTTTCTCCAAATGTTGAAACTATTTTAATATATTTTCTTGCAACCTTTGGGTTGACTTCGTGATATTTTTGAACATACTCAGATTGAGGTCTTGTCAATTTAAAATTCTTGACTTCAACAAATTTCCTTTTCCAATCCAATAATTGATTATTGGAACCTTCATATGTAGATAAAATATTTCTAGCTTCTATTTCGGGAATCTTAGTTTCCATATATTATAAAATATACATAAATAGAACGTAAGATTAAACTATTTATATGGATATGAGCGATAAATTACCTATAACTAGATTAGGAAAATTCTTTTCCCAAGACGATTTTGACATTAATATACAAATGGGTCAAGAATATCTTCACGGAGATTTAAATATGAAACTCGTTCTTTATCGTGTTGATAGAGGTAAAACAGAAACCGATTCAATATATGGTGAAGTTGGTAGAGACGAGGTGAAATACTTTCCTCCTGTGGAATTTAATGCATTGGTGAAGATAGATGAACCAAAAAATAACACTTATAAAAACGGTTTAGTTAGATATAACGAACCGGGTAATTTAACATTATCAGTTTATATTAGACATCTTGAAGAGTTAAAAATAGATATAAGATACGGTGATTATATAGGTTATCAAGATTCCGAGGAAAAATTAAGATACTATACAGTTACAAATGATGGTAAGGTAACATCAGATAATAAACATAAAATGTTCGGATACAAACCACATTACAGAACAATACTTTGTGTACCGGCACAGGAATCCGAATTTAGAGGAGTATAATATGGGAATACCTAAAAGAAAAAACAATATTGATGTTTACGGTAGTGGAAAAGAATCTTTCCAAGGTAAAGATGTAATGCAAAGAAGACAAGAGTTATTGGATAGAATAACTAAATCCGATTCATATATGCCGGATTCCGTACTTCACGATGATTTAGATGGTGGTATGTTAGATTTTGTTAAAGAAAATTTCGTGGTAGTATCTGACGGTGAAAAAATACCTATAATACCAAAAATATTAACAGTTCAAAGATGGGCTGAGTTTTCAAATAATTGGGAATTTTCAGATGAAGATGGTAATGTTAAGTTACCTTTCATTTCTATTGTAAGAAAACCCGATGTTCAGCCAGGAACTAATCCTGTCGTTCAAAGAACAATTCCTGATAGAAAAACATTTCATTATGCAACAGTTCCCACTTGGAACGGTACCCAATTAGGGGCGGATGTTTATAAAATGCCTCAACCTGTTGCTGTAGACATCTCATTTGAGGTTACAATCGTATGTACTAAATTTAGAGATTTAAATAGGTTTAATAAAATTGTTCTACAAAAATTCTCAGCTAGACAATCTTATACCAGTGTAAAAGGTCATTACATTCCAATCATTTTGGAAACGATTGAAGATAACACGCCGATGGATACTTTGGATGGCCGTAGATTTTATATGCAAAATTATAAATTCGTAATGTTAGGATTTTTAATCGACAGTGAGGAATTTGAAGTGAAACCCGCAATTAGTAGATTTTTCTTACTTAATGAATTTATTGAAAGAAAGAGTGTTAGAAAGAAATTTATTAATAAATTAATTGATATACAAGTTGCGACCTTTCCGGCCGACGGTATACAGACACAATTTAGTGTTGGTGAAAGTATAGGTGTTTTATTTAATGTATCTCTTAATGGATTAGTTCAACAAAGAGAAGTTGATTATTTTCACGTATCATACACTTCAAAAATCACATTTTCGGAAGCACCTCCTGATGGTAGTGAGGTGACAATAACCTATTATAAAGGAAGAAATAACGTAATTATTGATAGTTACGGTAAAATTCTACAAGTTGCAACAGAATACTTTACATATGAAGGTGGAGAACCGTCTTTTACTTTGAATAATGCCATTAATAGTATTGTTACAGTAGATATTAATGGTATTGTGGAATATGAAGGTGGGGGTTTTGATATTACAGGTGACCAAGAAATAACATTTAATGGTTATCCTATAGTAGGGTCATCAATTGGTATTACTTATTTATATTAAGATTCACCATATATATCCTTTTTTTTAGGTTTACATAATTCTTCTATGAACTTCTCTAATACGGAATAAATTTTTAATCCGTGTTTCTCACAATGATTTTTTAACATTTCGTGATGCTTTTCACTGATTTTTACATTTTTGGTTTTGTTTTCCATAACTAAAGATAAATAAAGATAAAAAAGGATAAATAAGTATCTTTTTTCAAAAAAGTACGGAAATCTTTGCTAAAAACAAAGATATTTATAGATTAAGTAATAAAATAAATTAACCAAACAACAATCGATGGCAAATTCAAACAGAGTATTCGTATCTCCAGGTGTGTACACATCAGAGAAGGATCTAACATTCGTAGCACAGAGCGTCGGGGTAACTACTTTGGGTCTTGTGGGTGAAACTTTAAAAGGTCCCGCATTTGAACCAATATTAGTTTCAAATTTTGACGAGTTCAAAACGTATTTTGGTGGTACTTCTCCTGTTAAGTTTAGTAACGGAAACCCAAAATACGAATTACCTTACGTAGCGAAATCTTATTTACAAGAGTCAAATCAATTATTCGTAACAAGAGTATTAGGTTTGACAGGATATAAACCCGGAATAACTTTCGGTATTAAAGCACTTGGTGGTGTAACTTTAGGAGACTATAGTGGTTCAACATCAGGATTCACAATGTTTGTGAGCGGTGCAACAATAAACACAGCACTTACAGGAAGTACTTTATATTCTGAATTATCAGGAAAAACTACTTTAAGTGACAGTACAATCTCAGTACCTGAAAAAATATATTCAACATATAGTGGATATACCGCTACATTGGCCGGTTCTACAGGTCATACAGGTGAGTGGTTTACTATTGGTTTAGTTCCTGAATCTGCAACTAGTGGATTAACAGGTACAACTTTAGTTTCTCCATTTACTAATGTAGTAAATTCAAGTGATAATAATAATAAAGAATGGTATAATACATTCTTCCATAAAACAGGTTCTGCAGACACTACAATTAACAGTGCATATAGTTACTTATTCGTTTATGACGGAGCAAATTATAGATTTGACGTTACAAGATTTGAATATAGTGCATCTTTAAATGAGAACTATCACAATGTAGTTGTAGCGGCTTTAAGGTCAAGAGGTTATTATAGTGGCAACACATTAGTACATCAAATATCTGCTAACTCAGGATTTACAATTTCTGAAGTATCGGGTGTTGATATTGAATCTAACCCATTGGGTGTGTTTACAATAAATGCAGGTTCTAAATCATTTGATTGTTCTTTAGACACCGCATCGACAAAATATATCACTAAAGTATTAGGAACCGATGTTTTTGATAAATCAAGAGTTGATTTCCCACTTTATGTATATGAAGCATATCCAAAATTATTAAAGGCAGCATATGAAAGAGGAGAAATTAGAGGTTTAAGCTTAGATGAAGTATATGAAGCGGATAGTGACGATTTTATGAGACAATGGGATACTACATTATCACCAACAGTTGTTTCTGAAGTTCGTGGCGGTAAAGTTTCAGATTTATTTGATGTTATTACAATTTCAGACGGAGAAGCTGCAAACTATCAAGTTAAAGTAACAATTCAGAATGTTAATTTAGACACATTAGAATTTGATGTAGTTGTTCGTGACTTCAATGATACTGATGATAATCAAGTAGTACTTGAAAAATATTCAAGATGTACAATGAATCCTGATTTACCTGGTTATATTGGTAGAAAAATTGGTACTTCTGATGGTGAATATGAATTACGTTCAAAATATATTATGTTAAGTTTGGCAGATAATCATCCTACAGATGCATTCCCTGCTGGATTTAAAGGATTTTCAAATCATATTGATTTTGGAACTAGTAATGTTTTAGGTTCAGTAATGTACAAAACAGATTACTACGATGCTGGTGATGTTGTAACATACGATGCTAATGGTGCTGAAAATATTGAATCGGGTGATAAAATTAAAAAAGTGATGTTAGGTTTGTCATCATCTGTTGGTTTTGATAAAGATTTATTGAAATTCAAAGGTAAAGTCGATGGTGATTCAGGAAAAGGTGTTACTCACGGTTTCCACTTATCAACAAACGCTTCAACTATTACAGGTGCAACAACAGATGGTTTTGCGTATAAAACAACACCATATGATTTAGAAGGTCAAACAGGTGGTACAAGTAATAAATTAACCACATTAGCAAATCGTAAATTTACATTCGCAGTATGTGGTGGTAGAGATGGTTGGGATATCTATAGAGAAACAAGAACTAATGGTGATGGTTATATCTATGGTAAAACAACATATACAAATAACGACCAAGGTCATAGTGGAGTATTTGATGAAACAACAGGTAATTCAGACTATTACGCATATCTACAAGGTATTGAAACATTTGCAAATCCTGAAGCTGTAGATATAAATGTATTTGCAACACCAGGTATTGATTGGTCTAATCATAGTTCATTGGTAAGTCAAGCAATTGATATGGTAGAAAATGATAGAGCGGATTCATTATATATCATTAACGCTCCAGGTCCTTCATATTTCTCAGGTACAACAGCTGCTGATGATGTTGTTGAAGAATTAGATAACATATCTATCGATTCTAACTATTCTGCAACATATTGGCCTTGGATTCAAGTAAGAGATACCGACAATGCAACTCAATTATATCTTCCACCAACAGGTGAAGTTGTAAAGAATATTGCAATGACAGACAATGTTTCTTATCCTTGGTTTGCAGTAGCTGGTTATTCAAGAGGTTTAGTAAACGCGATTAAAGCTAATAAGAAATTAACTCTTGACGAAAGAGATACTCTTTACAAAAATAGAATTAATCCAATTGCTACATTCTCAGATACCGGTACAATTATTTGGGGTAACAAAACTTTACAAGTTAGAGAATCTGCACTTGATAGAATTAACGTAAGAAGATTACTATTGAGAGCAAGAAAGTTAATTTCTGCAGTTGCTGTTAGATTATTGTTTGAACAAAACGATGAACAAGTAAGACAAGAATTCTTGAGATTGGTAAACCCAATTCTTGAATCAATTAAGAAAGAAAGAGGTTTATACGAATTTAAAGTTAGTGTATCTAATGACCCAGAGGACATTGATGCAAATACTTTAAGAGGTAAGATTTATATCAAACCTACTCGTTCTCTTGAATTTATTGATGTTGAATTTTTAATTACTCCAACAGGAGCTTCATTTGAAAATATCTAATCTAAAAGGAGAATAAAAAAGAAAAGGTCCCAATTAAGGGACCTTTTTCTGTTTATAAAGACACCGGTTGGTGGACTATGTTCCACGCGGAACCAAATTTTATAAAAATTATATTGTTATATTTCACCCAGAATACTAGAACTAGTTATACTAGTATTTATTATTATATTTAAAAGTAATTTATTTATTCTGGAACTAGATACTGGTGCCTGTAAAAAACTAACAAAAAAAATTGATAAAATCAAGTATTTGACAATAGTTATCCAAAAAAAAATAATTTCCAAATACAATATATTTATAAGAAAGTAATAACAAAAAACTTAACAAATACAA